CAATATATTTACGGTTCAAGGCACGGCAGTCAGCCGTGCCTTTTCCGTATCGTTGCCAAAGCTGTTAGAATGATGAGGTCAAGGCCTGACGTGCGCCTCCAAGGACTATTACGCCCTCCTTCGGCCCCTTGCGTCGATCATAGCGAATTATTAGAGCGTGTTCATCACGAATATTTTTGGAGCGCCTATGCAGGAGTAATTTCCTGCGTGGGCGCTCTTTGTTATGCCGCCACACCAGAAGAAAGGAGCCGTGGCCCGCCGTTTGTCCTTCGTTTTCGCCTTATCGAAAATGAAGGAGGACAAGCCTATGGCGAAGCCATATAGGATACCGGATTTTCGCAAGATGTATCCGGAGGCCAGCGAGGAAGTCATCGCTGTGTTGAGAACCACAGAAAGAAAAATGCAATATCAGGAGTACGACCTGAAAACGGAACATACCGTGGTGGATCAGGAGTCCCAGACCGTGTGCGTCATCCCCAGCCGGGAGGACTCCTATGAACAGCTGCTGGAGCAGAGCGCACAGTTCCAAGAGGACGCTGACAGTGTGGAGGAAGTGGTTTGGAAGAAACTCCAGCACGAACATCTGCAAGAGGCGCTTTCAGATGGGCAAGCTGCTCCGACCAAACTTTGTAACAGAGCATTTCGCCTACCTTATCGAAAAATATGACTTGAAGAAAATCCGCTTTCACGATCTCAGACACCCGTATGTCAAGCCCACGACAAAAAAATTTATCTTTTTTCAAAGAAAGTTTGGCGATATATCAAGGGCTTTCCTGCGTCTCAATCAGGAAAGCCCTTAGTCTCTATTTATTCGTTTTTTCTCCGGTATCAAAGACATCCTGCATTTTATAGACTATCTCGATCCGGTTTCCAGGGAATACATACACTTTGTCAATCAAGGCATCAATCAGCGATTGTGTCAGACTGTCAGCCCCGGAGACTTCCTTTATGATTTCCCGACGCTTGACTTTGGCCTCATAGTCCGCCTGGGCCTGTTTGGTCTGTGCCGCTGCCATTGTGCAGACATTCTTCACTCGGACCAGTTCTGCGTCATATCCGGCTTTCTGCTCTTTGTAAGTGCCCAGGTCAATCTCGCCAAGGGCAAACTGCTCATAAAGCTGCCGTTTGGCATCCTGCAAAATCCGAACTTTCTTCTCATATTCTGATTGCTGGACCATCTGCAAATCAAGATTGTCTTTGCCGTCCCCATCAACTCCCAGCACGGTATCTACCTGTGCCCGGATGATCTGGAATACAGCCGTTTCCAATTCCTCTGCCTTGACCGACATACCGTGGCAGGCAAAATCTGTGTTTACCTGAGAGTGCCGGCAATAGAACTTCGGATATTCTGTAGTCCGTGACAGTGCATGGTCGCAGCAGCCGCAGAACACTTTCCCACGCAAAGGGTAATCATGCCGTTTTTTGTTTGGGATAGAAAAGCGGCGTATGCCGGCTTTGGCCTGCTCGAATAACTCTTTGCTGACAATCGCCGGGTGATGATCCGGTATCTTGTACCATTCGCTTTCGTCTTTCAGTCTTATGCGGTGCCCGCCAATCTCGGTAACAGCCCGCTTGCCTATAACATAGGTGCCGATATAGCGTTCATCCTCCAGAATACGCAGGACGGTGGAACTGCTCCATGTTCCGTGCGTCCTCGATACATCATAGAAGCTCTGTCCCTTGCTCTTGCGGTATTCCCCAGGTGTGGGGATATTCCGCCGGAACAACTTCCGGGTAATCTCCGCCGCTGTGGTTCCCTCGGCAGCCCACCGAAAGATCAGACGGACAATATCAGCCACATTCTCGTCAATCTCCATACGTCCGTCTGCGCTTTTCCGGTACCCATAGGGGCAAATTTTGCTCTGGTACTCGCCACGCTGCATTTTTGCGTATTTAGCGGTTTTTGTCTTGACCGACATATCCCGGCTGTAGCACTCACTGATAAGATACTTAAAGGCCACGTCAATACCCCCGGTGTCTCCCTTGAAATTGATGGTGTCAAAATCGTCACTGACAGAGATAAACCGCGTATGGTACAGGGGGAATACCCGCTCAATGAAATATCCGGTCTCAATGCTGTTACGGCCAAAGCGGGAAAGGTCTTTAACCATGATACAGTCGATCTTTCCAGCCTGAACCATTTCCAAAAGCTCCTGAAAGGCAGGACGCTCAAAATTAGCGCCGCTGTGCCCGTTGTCTACAAACTCCAAAACCTCGGCCCGGTCCCACTCCGCCAGTGACATAGCGTGCTCCCGCAGGATCGCCCGCTGGTTGGGAATACTCATGCTTTCGGTTTTCGTGTCCTCCAAAGAAAGACGGATATAAAATGCGATCACAAATTTCTGCATTGTTCCACCGCCTTTCCATATTCCTCAAATTCACTCTTGAAGCGGAAGCTCACACGGATTTCCTTGTCATGGGTAATCTCGATCTTCTCAATCAGCCTGTCAATCAGGGCAGCGGTCAGGGTATGGTCTTTTTCCAGAACCTTTGCATCCTGTTCCAGCTCCCTATATTTGGCAAGCTGGGCGTCCATGACGGCAAGCCCGTTTTCCAAAGTGCTGATCTCGTCAGAGAGTGTGGCGATGGCTGCCTCGTAATCCTTTTTCATCGTGAAGTATTCTTCACTGGTGAGCACTTTCTGCACGAAGTTTTCATAAAGGCCACGGACAAAACGGCGGTTTCTATCAATTTCCTGCTTCTTTGCGGAAATACCCGCTTTCAGATCGTCACGCTCTTTCTTCCGCTTTACCTCCGCCTCTAAGACAAAGGAATAATTACCTAAAGCAACCGTCAATTCCTGCTGCAATATGGCAACAACAGCGGCGAGCAGATCCTTTTCGGTGACAGAAACACCCAGACACCCATTCCTGTCTATACGGCTTTTGGTAAGGCAATGGAACAGGTAAACATCCGGCCCTTTCTTCCGTTTATTGCGCTGCCGGTGAAGGCTGCCGCCACAGTGGGCGCAGAATACTTTTCCCTTAAAGATGTTCGGGGTATAAGGGTCAATCTCATGTGCCTTGCTTTCTTCGCACACCTGTCTGCGGTATGCCTTTACTGCCTCAAAAACTTCATGGCTGATAATGGCCTCATGGGTATTGGTGGCGATAATCAGGTTGTCCCCGTCTGCCTGTACCTGCCGGTGGTCCACAATTTTTGTCTTTCCCTGCACCAGATCACCGGTATAAACTTCACTGTCCAGTATCTTTGCAACCGTGCGGGTCTGCCACTTGCCGGAGCCGATCAGGTTTTCATGGGTGATCTCACCCGTGGCATGTTTCCGGTGGCTGGGCGTCTGTATGCCCTGTTCGTTCAGCCTGCGGGCAATATCATTCAGCCCTATATGCTCATAAGCCCACTGGAAAATCTGAAATACGACCTCGGCGGCCTCCGGGTCAATGAGCAGCTTATGGCAGTTCTCCGGGTCTTTCCGGTAGCCATAAGGGGCACGTGCGCCAATGTATTCACCGTCTTTCATGGCCTGCCTTGCCTGGGCTTTGATCTTGCGTCCGATGTCCAGCGCATAGGCTTCATTGATCATGTTCTTCAGGGGCAGCATAATACCGCCGTGAAGGTTGCTGGCATCCGCCGTGTCAAACTGGTCTGTCAGGGCAATAAAGCGTATCTGATGCACCCGGAAATACTGCTCGATATAGTAACCGGTATCAATGGAATTGCGCCCCAGCCGGGACAAATCCTTTACGATCACACAGTCAATCAGCCCGGCCTCAATATCAGAAAGCATCTGCTGGAAACCCGGACGGTGGAAATTGGTGCCTGTAGCGCCATTGTCAACATAGGTGTTGCAAACAACAAATTCCGGCCTGCCAGCCAGAAAATTTTCCAGCACCAGCTTTTGGTTCTCAATGGAATGTCCGCGCTTTTTGTTGTCCTCCACAGACAGCCGGATATAAAGGGCGGTGCGGATATAGAGGGAAGTATTACACACCGGCGCCGCCGTTTGGTTTTTTCTGCTCTTTCTTGCCATTTATCCCACCATCCTTTCCTTGAACTGCACAACGGTCTCCGCCGCCTGCTTTGCGAGTTTTAATGCCTTCTGGTATTCATCCTGATAGTTGAATTCAATATGTAGGTCATTCTTTCCCAAAACCGTAATGCTGCGTATAAGCTGTGCCACCACCCGGCGATCCAAATCCTCCAGAGTGGAGAACTTCATAAAATGGGCCATCCAGCGGTTGCGCTCGCTCCGGTTTTCCAGCACATCAGTCAGCTTTTCGTTCAGTTCGGCAATGGCCTGTTTCAGCAGGTCAATATCCGCATTGTACTTGCGCTTATATGAAAGAAATTCCTCTTTCGTCAATATACCGCTGACAAGGTTCTCATAGAGCTTTGTCTTAAAGCCCTCAATCTTTGCCATGCGTCTTTCATTGGAGGCAATCTGCCCGGCATATTCCTGGGCAAGCTCCCGGTTGATCCGTTCCTGGCTGATACCTGAGAGTAGGGCATCCAGGGAGGCTACATTGTCAATATGGCCTTTCAGACTGTCCCGGACACACTCAATCAAATCTTCCTCTTTGAGCATGACAGAATCCGCACAGCCGCCTTTCTTTCCTGTCGGGCAGTAGTAATAGTGATACTCCCTGCCTTTGTAGTGGTTGGTTTTCCGGGTCATGCGGCAGCCGCAGCACCCGCAGATCAGAATACCGGAAAACAGGTACACCTTATTTTCCTTTGGGGAAGTCCGGGTATCGATCCGCTTGATTCTCTGTACCAGGTCGAAGTCGTGCCGCTCCACAATCGCTTCATGGGCGTCCTCCACCCGAATCCATTCATCTTCCGGCTTGTTTTCCCGCTCCTTTAATTTGAAGTGGGGCGTGGTCTGCCGGCCCTGTACCAGCGTACCCGTGTAGGTCTCGTCCTGCAAAATGCGGATGATGGTTGTCGCCGACCAGCGGCAGTCCTTTTTATCTGTATAGCCGCCCTTTGCATGGGGCATCCCCTGGCTTCTTTTATATGCCAGTGGGGAGAGAACCCCCAGCCGGTTCAGCTCATTTGCAATATGCGCCGCACTGAACCCCTCCAGGCGTTTCCTGAAAATATCCCGTACCACGCCAGCGGCATACTCGTCAACCTCCAGGCGCTTGTGCTTGTCACCGGTCTTGATGTAGCCATAAACAGCGAAGGCCCCGACAAAATCACCGCTGCGCCGCTTCACATCCAGGGCACTCCGGGTCTTAATGGAAATATCCCGGCTGTACGCCTCATTCATTATGTTTTTTACGGAAACAGTCAGATCGTCGCCCGTGTCATTCAGGGTGTCCACGTTATCGTTAATCGCAATAAAGCGTACCCCGTAGGCGGGGAATACCCGGCGCATATAGCGCCCTGTTTCAATGTACTCACGTCCCAGCCGGGACAGGTCCTTGACAATGACACAGTTGGCTTTGCCTTCCTTGATAAGCTCCATCATTTCCTGAAATGCTGGCCGGTCAAAAAGGACTCCGCTGTAACCGTCGTCAATCTTTTCGTCCACAACCTCGATCTCCGGGTGCTGGGCGATATAGTTGTCAATCAGTTTCCTTTGGTTCGCAACACTGTCGCTTTCCGTTGATTTGTCATCCGTATAAGAAAGACGGATATACTTGATCGTTCTGTAAACCTGCATACAAAAACACTCCTTTCGTCGCGGAAAAATCCCGCAATTCAAGGAGTGCAGTTCGTACATTCGTTATTCAATTCCTTTTCCCAAGAATATTATAACGCTCCCCGCGGGAAAAAGCAGCCCCCAATTCAAAAAAATTTTACCGTAAGACGCCCTGCAAACATTCTTCCAGTGTAGCGCCGCCCTGGGCGAAGCTGGCCCGGACAGTAAACTTGCCGCACTTGAAGCAGTAGGGGTCTTTGATCTGCCGGACAAATTCGGCGATCCGTTCTTCCCTGGATAAATCTTTATTGACCGACACATGGCGAATATCCGCCAGCGGTTCAGCAGAAATATCCTTCTGTCCTGATAAAGTATATGGTTCCTGCATGGCACACGCTCCTTTCCATTCTGCAATATAGTGACATCAAAACCACATGAATAAGCCGGACCCGTCCATAAGAAAGCAGGCCCGGCCCATGGTATCTGATTTCGATTTTGTTATGCCGTATTTGCCACGCCCCCCGGCAGCCCTGCATCAAGCAGAGCGGGGCTGCCATAGGCTGCGGCCAGCTTTACCGCATCATAGCCCCGCCATTGCCGCCGCTTTGCCAGAGCAAGCGCACAGGGCAGGGACTCCCCTTCAAGTCCGTGAGAGGTTGTGAAAAAGTACCATTATGATCTGCGTCGTCGTCGCGCCCAGCCTGCCACAGCCAGGTCAATGGGTTGCGTAGATCGCTCGGACAGCCGGTGCATCACCTCCTTAGCTGTCTGTCATTGCGCCGCCCCATTTGCCGCTCGGAACACAGAAAGACGTACCTATGGCAACGTATATTCAGTTGTCAAAGAACAGGAGAGGGCGGACAGTTATGACAATTCACGTCTGCGGTGTGCCGGGGCGTCTGCCACACGGCCACACCCTCCGGGCTTGTCCTGCCAGAAATATGTCCCTCTATTATTCATTTCATTTTTGGGGCTGTTTTTCGGGGTCTGGATCAAATTTCTTCCAGAATTTTTTTCAGGCGCCGAAGCCCCCGTTGGATTCCTTCATGCACGGAGCTGGGAGAAGAATGCTCGCTCTTTGCAATTTCCGATAAGCTCATACCAAGAAAGAAATGGGCGCTGATCCGGCTGCGCTGCTTCTCCGGCAGCATGGCAACCGCCCGATACAGCCGGGCATTTTCTTCTTCCTGTTCCAGAATTTCCGCCGGCGTCAGCACGATCACCAGAGCATCCCGCTCCACGTTCTCGTCATAGTCCAGCGAAAAATATGCCTTGTGCCGGTATGTACGCAGGAAATGGGCTGCCTCACTCAATTTGTATTCGTTGAGCAGATCGGCAACCTCGTCCGGCACTTCCACGATCATATCTGTTGTGTAAAAAGGGTAATAGTCCCTCAAATTGATTTCTTTCATTATGGTGTCCTCCAATTTCGATTTTTGAGTTGATAGCTGGCAAAATCGAAATCAGAGGGCGGGGAACGGCAGCGGGGATAGTTGCTGCCAGTCCGCTCAGCATACCCAAGAATTAAAAAGCGCACCTGCACAATGGCAGATACGCGCGGGCTGTCACTATAAGCAGAAAAAAGGAAGCAAAGAGCGTTTTGTGTCGAAAGAAAAAGCGCTGCAATCCTTTCTTCGTGGATCGTAGCGCTTATCGCATGAAATATATATTTTTTCTTTTGTTGGCCGACGCCCTGGGATAACATCCCCGATCCCTCCCTAATAAGGAGGATCAGGAAACGTGTTTAGTTAACTGCCTCCTTTTTGGAGAGAATTATATCGAGGAAATTTCCCTTGATTTTCCCGAAAAATCCTGCTTTCAGCATGGAAAATCGCAAGTTTCGTCATAAGCCGACGGGCTATATGACATTCACCTTAAATTCTCTATAAATCGTCAAATAACAAATTTATAGCCAACGCTGTGAACGCTCTTAATGTAATCAGGCACATCAGGCTCAACTTTGAGCTTTTTGCGAAGGTTACTGACATGGTTGTTAATAGCCTTCCGGGAATAGTAGTCGCAGTCCTCATGCCATACGATGTCAATAATCATCTCATAAGTAAACACACGCTTAGGGTTCATAATCAATAGGGCAAGTATGTCGAATTCCTTTGCAGTCAAATTGATTTCTTGATCCCGTACACAGACCATTCGCTGTTCCAGGCAAAAATATAGGTCGCCTTCGTGAATCTTTGTCAAAGGGTGTTTCTGATGTTCCAGTGGATCATGATTTGGGGTAATGACAACGGGAATATCAATATCGCTTTGGCTATCATATTCAAAAATGTACTGCGTTAATTCCTTTTTCTGCTCTGGACCAAGAACAGCAAACAGTTTTTCGCCAATTTGCTTTCCACTCTCTGATACATCGAGCATAGCTATTTTTCCCACGTCATCACCTCCTTATCTTTATATCTGGGAGATATGGGATCAGACATGGCACATGGGCTATTTACAACAGAAACAGACTGCTCCAGAGTATGAGAAATATATTCTGCTAACTCCTGCCGCTGCGTGTCATTAAGCAAAATTAACAGCCTTTCCGCAATATGCCGACCATTCTCCGATATATCCAATAAAGCTAATTTCCCATGTTATCATCATCTCCTTCAAAACAACAGAATTTATTATCTACGAAATTCACAGGCTTTGCGTCTTATACTTGGTTTTACCGAATTTCTTTTCTTTTGAATAATATAATGCCGCAGCCAGAAGTAAGAACAATTATCAGCATCGAATAGCCCATCCATCGGTAAGGAGCATTTTCGATGTTCTTGTTTGTTATTCCACTTGCGTCAAACGCATCTGCAAGCTGCATGGCCTGTCCAGAGGGCAGCAGATCGTTGACGACTTCAAGAACGGTTCTCGGTGTTCCGTCAATATACAGAGGGTTAGGGAGCTGTTCAACCTGTGTAGGGATGCCTACCTCGTTGACGCTCACATAGTTGTCGTACATCTCCGGCTCACCAAGTCTTTGATAGATATAAGAGCTGGACACAAGTAACACCAAAGCCAGTATCATGCTCACGACCACATTACCTGCCTTATTGGTGTTCAACATAGCCAACATCGTCATAATGCTTGTAAAAGCTACGGAAACGAAAATGCTGCATATCAGGCACATGGTAATAATACTCGTTTCTGTTAGCAGTTCACCATCTTTGGAGCTGCCCACCATGATAATACCAGCAACATAGGCCAGAGAAATCAACATACAGGCAATCGAACACACAATAAGGTTTGCTAAGTAAATCCGCATCCGTGAATGTCCGACTACCAGCTTATTCCGAATTGTCCCATCACTATATTCTGAACCGACAAATAGGCTTATAAAGATTGCTGCCACAAGGCCCATAAACGGCGCAAACTCAAAAACGCATCCATCAAGCGCAAAACCCGCTCTGGCTTCCGAAGCGGCATTTGACGCGCTATATACGCCGTAGGCAAACATGCAGATCAGTAAAATCCAAAACACAAATTTTTTCAGCATACGAAAGAATGTCGATGCAAACAATCTACTCATGGCTAATACCTCCAATTAAATCAACATAATAGTTTTCCAAATTTTCTTCCCGCTCCTGTATGGAAAGTACCTCGCACTGGTGCTTTTCAAGGGCGGCGGTCAGTCGGGAAATATTTACCCTGTTATAAACCTCTGCTACATTGGGAGAAAGCATTTTATAGGGCTGGCCCGCTTGTTCCAGTACAGCGGCAAGAGCTTTTCCGTCCGTCACTTCAATGCGGACAGATTTACGGAATGAATTTTCCAAATCGCTTGCACTGATTTCCTTTATCATTTTCCCATTGTCGATGAAACCGTAGTGAGTAGCAAGCCGGGATAATTCATCAAGGATATGGCTGGACACCAAAATGGTGATGCCATATTGCTGATTAAGGTTTAGAAGAAGCTGCCGCATTTCAATAATGCCTTGCGGGTCAAGTCCGTTGATCGGTTCGTCCAGCACCAAAAACTGAGGATTACCCACAAGGGCAATCGCAATTCCCAACCGCTGCCTCATTCCAAGACTGAAATTTTTTGCCTTTTTCCTGCCGGTATTTTCCAAGCCGACCATCTTCAAGAGCTGCGGGATGGTGTCAAAAGAGCGTATCCCCAAAATACGGTACTGTTCCTTTAGGTTGCCGGTTGCCGACATATCAAGATAGATCGCTGGTGTTTCAATGACTGCACCCATTTGTTTTCTGGCATTGAGGATTTCATGTTTTCGGCTGCTGACGCCGTACAGAGTGTAGTCCCCGGAAGTGGCTTCTTGCAGTCCGCAGATCAGCCGCAGCAGGGTCGTTTTCCCCGCCCCGTTTTTTCCTACCAGCCCATAGATTGCGCCTTTAGGGATGTGCATGGAAAAATTGTCCAACGCTCTATGATGGCCGTAAATCTTTGTCAAAGCCTCTGCCTTGAGAACATAATCCAAAATATTACCTCCTTTTGATGGCACTCGCTGTTTGTGGAGTGCTTTTTCTTACAGGAACCATCATAAAGTGAAAACCTCACAGAAATGTCACCGCAAGAGGTTTTTTCCCCCTTGAAACCTCACGATTTTGTGACATTTGAAAACGGCCACCCTTTCGGATGACCGTTTTCATCGTTATTTCTTATTCTGCAATACGCAGTCGTTCCACCACCGTTTTCTGCGCCATTTTGTTATAGCAGACAATCGGCACAAAAGCGGTAATAAGAACCAGCGGAATCATGCACAGGAAAACAGGGAGCAGGGTAAAATGCCATGTGAAATAACTTAATTCTGCCCCCATCATCCGAACCACCGTTAAACTCCCTACAACAGAGAGAATCAGGGAACACAAAAGCCCTAAAGCGGAATAACCGACGCCCTCATAGATCAGCATTTGTTTGACCTGTTGGCCCGTCATGCCCACCGATTGCAACATGGCAATTTCCTTGTGCCGGGACAAAATGGAGGTCGTCATGGAGTTAATAAAGTTTAGGATACCAATAAGCGCCAGGATTGCACAGAGAACACCGCCCACAAGCCGATACATATTTATCATACCGTCAAAAGACTGGCGCAGAACAACTTTAGAAAGATAGTCCAGTGCAGTGTCAGTGTTTGCGGTATAGTTTTTCAGCCAGTTTTCAGCGGCAAGCAGGTTTTCATCATCCACATTGAATATCGTTTTCATGGCTGGTTGATCGGCAGCTACCATATTTCCCAGCAATTCACTTGTTGGGAAAATATAATCCAACCCCATATCCACCTTCAAAGGAGTTTCCAGTGCCTTTGGAATATTGACCACAGCAAGCACTTCATAAGCCTTGCTTGTTCCGTCAAGTTGTGGAACGCTGATCTGATCTCCCGGCTGGTATAGATAAAGGGAACCGTCACCCATCATCTGCATAGGTGTAACATATACACCTGCTCCTGATTTCCATTTTTCCGTGTCCAGTTGACCGTCCAAGACCTGTATATATTCTGCCGGGAAATCGTCCAGACCGTACACATTAACGCCGTGTTCCTGCCGTACCATATAATTGCCCAGTTCTTTTGCAACGGCATCGGAAGAAACGGCAAGTTCCTGTAAACGGGCAAGGTCGTTTTCGGAAAGGGACTGTTTGGAAGTCCATAAGTAGACACTTCCTATATCTTCAAGACCATTCAGACTTTCCGCCTGACTGATGAAATCCCGACTTACATTCGCCGTATTAAATGGAGCGTAGCTATTGATAACCGTCGTATCGGCAACTGTAAAATCCGTCAGACTAAAATCGGCAACAAATTTGTCAAAGTCAAACGAAGTCACATAGGTATAAACACTGTTCAAAAGAACGATACTTAGCGCAAACGACAAGGTGACAATCACTACTTTTTTCTTATTTCGTCCAAGATTATTTTTGGCCATCATGGTCGTGCTGATACGTTTACTCCGCCGCTGCTTCTTTTTCATCGGGGCCTGCTCTACATAGTGAAGTGCCTCCATCGGGGAAACTTTGGCCGCCAGCGTAGCGGGCTTTTGGCAGCTAATGAAAACCGTAATCAGGGAAAAGACGATGGCTACCAAGAAGATTATCGGATTTACAGTCGTAACCACGCGCATATCATCCGTCAGTATATTCACGATAAAGGGCAGCAGCAAACGGCCAATGGGCCACCCCAGTAACAATCCCAATGGAATACCGATAAGGGATAACTTGACAGCTTTTTTATAAACGATTTTTCTAATCTGCCTTGCGGTTGTTCCCAGCGTTTTCAACATTCCGTAAAATCGAATATCCTGCGCTATCGAGATATAAAACACATTGTAGATCAGAAGATAGCCTGCGATAAAAATAACCACGATCCCGGCTGCAAGGGGTAGCATATTGGAAAGACTAACGGTTGCCGTCCCATAAGCGTCATTGATGCTCACCCGTTCATCCAGACCATATTGTGAGGTTACTGACAGCGCCTGCTTCTCAATATCCCATTCCGTAGGCATCATCATAACAGTATCAATATAGCCGGTTCCTACCGGGGGCGTGGCTCCGTCTGTTTCCCCTCGAATAACAGGAGCTACTTGTTCCGTGTATTCTTTGGACAGCAGCATTGTTTGGCGGTAGGCCACCGCGTCACCATCCCAAATACCACACAGGGTAAAAGTATCAGTAAAAGTGTCCGTATCGGTCACAAAGGTAAGTTCCATTTGTGTGCCGATTTCGTCCGGCAGCCCCATTGCCGCCAGAACAATACGGCTTGTGGCGATCTCATTTTTCTGCTCCGGCAGCCGCCCGGTATCGGGGGAGTTGAATGTCATATCCGCATAGGCGGCATCGCCATAACGCAACTCCGTAGGTGTTTTATGAAAACTATCCCCCATGGCGTTGCCGATGATGACAGAATAACCGATGTCTTTCACATCTGTGTCGGCTGCCAGCCGTTCATATTCGTCCCAAGACACGCGCTTGATACCCACATGAGCGGAAGTGCCAATCGTCCTCATGTTGCTTTCCTGCATAGCAGTCTGCAAACTAATGGCAATCGTGGACAGGCTGGTAAACAAAAGCGTTGCGAGCATGATTGCCAAAACAGCAATCGTATTTTTCTGGGCTTTCAGTGAACGCTTTGCCAGCAGTTTCAGAACGGGCCTGTTATTGTTTCCAAATAGAATGTCATTCATGTTTTCGCCCCCTTTACATGGAAATTCTGCCGTCCTCAATACGGATAATGCGGTCGGCAAGCTGGGCAATCTCATTGTTATGAGTTATCATTACAATGGTCTGATGGAATTTCTGGCTGGTGACTTTCAAAAGGCCCAACACATCACTGCTTGTTCGGCTGTCAAGGTTGCCAGTGGGTTCATCCGCCAGAACAATAGCAGGTTTGGAGACAAGGGCGCGGGCAATAGCCACACGCTGCTGCTGGCCGCCGGAAAGATTGTTCGGCATACTGTTGAGCTTCCCGTCAAGAGCCAGCAGTTTGACAACTTCTTTCATAAACCGCTTGTCCACAGTGTCGCCGTCCAGTTCCACCGGTAGAACGATATTTTCATAGACATTCAAGACAGGTACAAGGTTGTAATTCTGGAAGATAAAACCAATGTTGCGCCTGCGGAAGATCGTAAGCTGTTCGTCCTTGAATTTGGATAGTTCTTTTCCTTTCACTATAATGCTGCCGGAAGTCGGCGTGTCCAAGCCACCCATCATATTCAGCAGGGTAGACTTGCCGGAGCCTGACGTGCCGACAATGGCAACAAATTCTCCATCCTCAATCGAGAGGGTCACGCCGTCTAACGCTTTTGTGATGTTCGGCTCTGTGCCATAATATTTTTTCAAATCCGTTGTTTGTAATATGCTCATATAGAACACCATCCTTTCTTTGTGATGGCTCTATCTTAAAGACCAATCCTCACAGAAATGTCACCGCAATAGAGTTTTTGCCCCATGAAATCTCACAATCTTGTGACATTTCAATTTTCGGGGTGCGCTTGATCTACTTTCGGAGCAGGAAAACAGAAAAGGTTGAGCCTTTCCCAATCTCAGACACCACCCGGATATAGCCACCCTGCAAGGTCACGATCTCGCGGGCCAGATACAGCCCAATGCCGATTCCCTCTACATCGTGAACGTCGTCCTCCCGATAAAACCGTTTGAAGATTGCCCCTTGATGCTTTTCCGGGATCCCCTTGCCCGTATCGGCAACACTGATTTTCAAATACAGTTCCCAGCACTCCACTGTCACGGTAATTTTTCCGTTCTCCGGCGTGTATTTCACCGCATTATCCAAAATATTGAACAACGCTTCGCTTGTCCATTTTCTATCATGGGGGATGTCCAGATGTTCCGGGCAATCTACCGAAACATCAATCTGCTTCTTTTCTGCGTTCAGCAAAATACCGCCCAAGGCTGACGCCAGCGTGTCATAAATCGGCTGCATTTTCTTTTCCAGTGAGATGATGCCTGTTTCCAGCCGGGAAGTTTTAATCATGGCCTGCATGAGAAAATCCAGCTTATCGAGTTGACTGGCGGAAGCCAATAAAAATTCTTTCTGCTTATTGGGCGGTACATCCTGCTCCATGAGTGTACTGTTTATCATGTTCAGATTTGCAATCGGTGTTTTCACCTGATGGGAAATATCCGAAATCAGCTCTTGCAAGTCAGCCCGTTCTTTGGCAACATTGCGGCGATTCTCATTCATCACTTCATAGAGCCGCCCCAGCCGATAGTTGATTTTGTAAAACAGGCTTTCTTCTTCGGCCACTTGCAAAGGCGCAACACTCCCGGACAGCATATCATCAAGCGTCTTGCAAAAGAGATCAGAAAACAAGGTCAGCTTGCGCCGAACCAGCGCAACAAAGCAAACCACACAGAACAAAACAAATGAGCAGAAGAACAGGCAGCATAATACTGCCGATATACTGTGTGTTAAATCATATAGGATGATTGTAGTCGCTGAAACAGATAGAAAAAGTACCAACCCTAAAAACACACAGGCTTTGTTGATAGACAGCTTCTTTGCGTTCATTTTTGAAGTCCTCCTATCCACATATACCCCATGCCGTAAACAGTTTTGATGTACTGCTGGCCGTCCGCCTCAATCTTATTTCGTACCCGGCTGACTGCGGCAGTTAAGGCGTGTTCGTCCACAAAGTTGCCGTCAATGTCCCACAACTTTTCAAGAAGAACCTGCCTCGTCAAAACAATTTTGGGATTTTTGGTTAGCACTTTTAACAATCGGTATTCCAGCGGTGTAAAGGTGATCGCTTCCCCGGAAAGTGTCGCAGTCATTTCCGAAAAGTCTATGGACAAGATACCATCATCATAGCAGTCCCCGCCGGATTGCTTCGCAATGCGGCCCAGCAGTGCCGCCAACTTTTTTTGAAAAACGCTCATGTGGAATGGCTTTGTTACATAATCGTCGGCACCCAGCTCATAGCCTTTGAGCATATCGCTTTCCATGTCATTTGCTGTTAGGAAAATCACTGCGGTATCAGGGTGTCGCTCTTTGGCTTCCCGGCAAAAATCAAAACCGTTTCCGTCCGGTAGGTTCACATCCAGCACGATCAAATCATAGTTCTGCTTCTCAATAAAATTCACCGCCACCTGCTTTGATAAAGCGGCATCTACGGTATATCCCATTGTGTTCAGATTATAGCACAACGTATTATTCAAAAGGCGGTCATCTTCAACTACCAAAATTCGCACCGTATCACATCCTTTTCTTTTTAGAGTATCACCTAAATGTCACAGAAACCTCACGGTAAAACTATTTTTTGTTTTCTTTTCGCCGCTTATCAGTCGGCTTTTCTGCATCTATAGGAATCAGCCACACCCGGCTAAGATGGACAAGCCCATCAATTCTGTCCTCTGCACAAAGTTTCTGTATTCGCCGTTCAGACAGTTCCCATTTCTTTGCAGCTTCTTGTACTGTCATATATTCAAACATAGCAAATCCTCCCGGTAGATTCTCTTTACATTATAGACGGTCAACCGAATAATATCAACAGCATAATTGTGAACACTTTCCGATACAGTGGAGCAAAAAACATACTGG